GCTCAAGATATGCCGATGGCTCTTGTGGAAATCGAAGAGGGCAAAGTCAAAGTCTCATCCAAAGATGAATCCGGCTGGTTTGAAGAAGAGGCCAATATCAAATATGAAGGAGACCCAATCAAGTTCTCAGCCAACGTGGAATTTCTGATTAACGTTCTTAATCGTGTTCAAGCCTGCGTGGTCAGCAAGAGCGTAATTCGATTCACCGGGGAGGCTTGGACGCATGTAGTGGCTATGCGGGTTGAAGACTAGATTTTTATAACATGGGGCTTGTTGGCGCACCATGATCGGAGTGGTTGGAGAATTCCAGCGTCGGCGGTTGGCAGTGGTGCAGGGGATTTCCCCCGGCTGCCTTGAAAGACACCCGCCAGCCCCGCCAAAAAGGAAACAGATGAAAGGCTTTTTTGAAAAGGAAGTCCCCAAAACCTCTTATAAGTCGGCGAAAGGAGTTTACTCCTGTGTTAGCTGCGGGCTTTATAAAGGCGTCACAAGCCCCAAGATGGCCCCTTACGGCGATTTCAAGCAAGGGGTAATGATATTAGGTGAGGCCCCCGATGAGACCGATGACAGGCGTTCTAAGCCGTGGCAAGAGAAGTCTGGTAGATTGCTTCAACAGACCTGCCGAAAACTAGGAATTGATCTATTTGAAGATTGTGTTTGCATTAACGCTATCAACTGCCGACCCATTGATAAAAACGGGAACCGGGCTCCCACCGATTATGAGATCGCCTGCTGTCACCGGAAAGTAAGCTCGGCCATCAAACAATATCAGCCCAAAGTGATCATCATGCTAGGTGATGCAGCTCTGACTTCTTTGATCGGCCCAAAATGGGTTCATGGGGCAATGGGTGGAATTGCAAAATGGAGGGGGTGGACGATCCCAGACAGAGAATATCAAGCTTGGCTCTGCCCCACTTTCCACCCCTCTTTTGTGGAAAAACAGGAACAATCGAGTGAGGTAGAAGTGATCTGGGAACAGGACTTGAAGCGGGCGTTCGCCAAAACCAACGACTCATTCCCCACTTATAAGGATGAGTCTCAGGAAGTGATCTTAGTAAAGCCGGGGGAGATTACCGCCACTTTGAGGAATTTGAACACCCTCATCCCATACGAAAATCAACGGAAACCCAGATTGGCTTTCGATATCGAGACCACCGGGCTCAAGCCGTATAATAAGGATATCCACAAAATAGTCTGCATTTCGTTTTGTTGTAGCTCAGACAAAGTGTATTCCATGCCAGCACCTACTGAGGAAGTAGATATTGAGTTAATGAAAAGACTACTGGAAAACCCTAATATCGGGAAGATTGCAGCCAACATGAAATTCGAGGATACTTGGATGAATATCATGTACGGGATTCAGCCCCGCCCGTGGGTATTCGATACGATGCAAGCGGCCCATGTTTTAGATAATCGCCCGGGGATCACCGGATTGAAATTTCAAGCCTTCGTGAATTTTGGAGCATCGCCCGATTATGATGATGGGGTTACCCCATACTTGAAATCACCAAACGCCAACACCCCAAATAGAATAATAGAGTTGATCCGGGATAGAGAATCATTCAAAAATCTGTTAACTTATTGCGGGCTTGACGCTTTGCACACGTATAGATTGGCAAAAAAGCAAATGGGATTATTGGATATAAAATGATTATTTATAAAATCACTAATATTGTGAATAGTAAGATTTATGTGGGCAAAACAATTCAACCTCTAGAAATTCGTTGGAAAAAACACTGCGAACTTGCTTTAAGAAATTCACCTTTTTATCTTCATAGAGCTATCCGTAAATATGGATCGTGTAATTTCTCCGTTGAGATACTCAAACAAGTTAAATCCATAGAATCCTTAAATTCTACTGAGAAATATTTTATTAAGAAATTAAATACAAACAATCCAACATTTGGTTATAATATGACAAATGGTGGCGATGGTGTTATGGCTGGAAGACATCACTCAGAAGAAGCAAAAGTAAAAATTTCTCTTGGGCATAAGGGGCAGATCCCCTGGATAAAAGGTAAAAAACACTCAGATGAAACTAAACATAAAATATCTGAAAGACTCCAAGGGGTTAATGATTGGTTGAAGGGTAAAAAGTTATCAGATGAACACAAAAGAAAATTAGTTTTAGCAAAAAAAGGCAAACCCTCATCAAATAAAGGCACTCACTGGTCTGAAAAATCACGATTACAAGCATCTCTAAATCGTCAAGGGGTGAACAATTCTTTTTATGGTAAAAAACACACTGAAGAAACAAGGCAAGAATTAAGGGAATCCCACAAAGGCCTTAAACATACGGTAGAGACGAGGCAAAAATTCAGTGATGATAGAAGCGGGCATAATAATTCTTTTTATGGTAAGAGACATTCAGAGGCGACTAGGGAAAAGATGAGAAATGCTCATAAAATCAGAAGACAAATGAAAGAGATAGGCCTCTAAAATGACTCCTTACTCTCCTGAGGAGATTGAGTTATTGGAACAAGCAGACCAAGAATATGAACAGTACCGAAGAGTATGTGATCCCATTAAACAAAGAGGAATCAAGGCGCATTGTTTCGTCTCTAAAAGCAAAGGAATTCGGAATGGGAAACGAAAATACCGAAAACATTGGAGAGAGATTGAATTGGTGTCCTCTGATTTCGGGAAGCGTTTTACCACGAAACCGAAATGGGATTTGCTGGCCAGAGATGTTATGCAGGAATCAGATCAACAAGCCTGTGATAAATTGAAGGATATATTACATGAAAATTCAAGCGACTACCGCTGACGCATATCAGCTAATCCATGACGGAGTTCTTGCCCTAGCCAGAGCCGAGCGGCAGGGAATCTGTGTGGATGTGGAATATTGCGAACGGCAAAAGGTTCGATTAGAACGAAGGATCAACCGGCTTTCCAAAGAGGTCGAAGCCACCAAATTTTACAAGCAATGGAAACACCGATATGCGGGCAAAACCAATATCTATAGTGGTACTCAATTATCCAATTTATTGTACAAAGGAATGAAACTCACACCTCCAAAAGAAACGGCATCAGGACAAGGCTCTACTGATGATGAAACCCTCCGGCAATTGGGTATTCCTGAGCTTGACCTTATCTTGCAAATCCGCAAACTTGAGAAAACGAAAAACACCTATTTGGAGCAATTCATCAGGGAAACTACTGATGGGGTAATGCACCCATTTTTCAATCTGCATATCCCAAAGACGTTTCGCAGCAGCAGCGATTCTCCCAACTTTCAAAACATCCCTAAACGGGACAAGGAAGTGATGAAGATGTGCCGACGGGCAATAAAGCCCAGACCAGGACATATGCTAATAGAGGCGGATTTCAGCTCGCTCGAGGTAAATATCGGGACATGCTATCACAAAGACCCCAAGATGATCCAATACCTCGAAGACGATAAATCTGATATGCACTTGGATATGGCCAAGCAAATATTTATATTTGACCAACTCGATAAAAAGAACCCAATTCATGCCATTCTCCGCTCAGCGGCAAAGGGCAGTTTTGTCTTCGCCCAATTCTACGGGGATTATTACGGGAATAATGCGAAGGGTCTGTGCGAGTGGATGAAGCTGCCTCAGAGCAAATGGAATGGCTCAGAGGGATTAGTCCTGCCGGACGGCTCCCCCATTGCTCAGCATTTCCGAGATAATGGTGTCCGATCATTCAGTAAATTCACGGATCATATAAAAGCCGTGGAGACTGATTTCTGGGAGAAAAGATTCCGAGTATATAATGATTGGCGGAAGAGCTGGGTAGCGAAATACCGAAAACGGGGTTATCTCAAAATGCTCACTGGCTTCACTTGTTCCGGGGTGATGAGCAAAAATGAGATCATGAACTACCCAGTGCAGGGAACGGCTTTTCACTGCTTACTCAAAACCCTAATTGAACTGGACAGGTATATGGTCTCTGAGAAATGGGACTCTCGTATAATAGGGCAGATACACGATTCTATAATTATGGACGTGTTGCCGTCTGAGCTGGATCATGTAAAGGGTATTTTGAACAAGATTGTCAATGAATACCTGCCGTCAGTTTGGGGTCATTGGATCATTGTTCCGTTATCAATAGAAATTGATGAATATTCGATCGATGGGTCATGGGTAAAATAAGGAAGATATGAATATTGTGAATTTTAGTGGGGGAAAGGATTCGACGGCGATGCTATTGATGATGCTTGAAAAGGGGATCGCTGTTGATAGGATTATCTGCGCAGACACTACAAAAGAATTTCCTCAGATGTACGAACATATCAAAAAGGTGCAGGAAATTATTTCACCAATCGAAATTGAAATGGTGAAAATTGATTTTGATTATTGGTTCGGAGAACACGTAATGACCAAGGGCAAACATAAAGGCAGGAGGGGGTATGGATGGCCTGGATTTAGATCAAGATGGTGCACGGCGTTAAAAAGAGAAGCTATCAGGAAAGCACGTGGAACAATTCCAGGGGATCATATCCAATTTCATGGGATAGCTTTTGATGAAAAAGAACGCAGTTTCAAAAATGCAGGAGAAAATATTCAATACCCTTTAATTGATTGGCATATTACTGAAAAACAAGCCTTGAGGTATTGTTATTCTCGAGGTCTTGATTGGGGCGGTTTGTATAAGAAGCTATCACGTGTTTCTTGCTGGTGCTGCCCCTTATCTAGAATAAGTGAATTGCGAGTTCTGTATAATGATTTTCCTAATTTATGGCAAGAATTAGTAATGATGGATGAAAAATCTTTTTGGGGATTCCGTAATGATTACTCGATTGAGAAGTTGAATAGAATGTTCGCCAATGAAAATTTATACCGTATTTTTTAACAGGGGGAAACAAAAATGACTGAAAACGTATAGCGATTGAGGTAGATGAGTATGGCGTTGACATGGCGTGGGTGAAATAAAATAAAAGGAGATTTAAAATGATTAT